TGGCATAGGCGTTGGCATAGGCAGACGGGTAGACCTTGAACTTGGCACGGGCCTCAGACTTGGCCGCTGACCACTTGGCGGCGTCAGTCGGGGTCGGACTCCGCTTGAGGACAGCCTTCCGCTTCGATCCCATCATAGCACCCGACTCCATGACCCGCCGGTGAAAATGTACATGAACAACGTGTCCGTCCCGACGTACACACTCCCCTCCGTCGCCGTCACGGGCCGCAACGCCAACGTGCCCGACTGGATATGGATCGACGTATCGGCGTCATGCGCGTTGAAGGCGGCACCCGCGATGTTGTCGTTGGTCCGTACCGTGTTGGCATCGACCGTGCCAGTCCCGTTGAGGACGGGAGAGGCGAAGGTCTTGATCGGATGAAGAGGGAGGAGGACGGCCATCGGTTACGCCTGTGGCGGGATGGGCCACGCAGGCGGATTGAACGGGTCGATCACCGCGCCCATATAATCCCGCAACTGCTGGCGGTAGGTCGCCCACTCGGCCTTTTTCTCGGTCGGCAGCGGAACATCGGAGAGCTGCGTGTAGTCGCAGGCTTGCAACTCCCCGTCACGGGTCAGCCGCAGACCGCTCAACGTGGCTTGCTTGGCCGTTTCTACTTCGTCCACCGACTTGTCCGTCACCACCCACTGCTGCGTCCACACCCCATCCACCAGCACGGCGTCGGCATCCGTACGAACCTGCGTGAGCGGGTTGTGCGGGGGAGGCGTGACGAGCTTGAGCTTAGAGACGCCGAACGTTGTCGCCTCTGCTGGGGTCAGTTGGCTGGCTCGGACGGTGTTGTTCTCGTCCCACACCGTTGGCTCGCCGTTATCAATGACATGACGGAGGAAGGTCGTTCCGCTGGCTTGGACGTATCTCATGTCTTCTCCTTCAGTTTAGCGGCCTCTCGGCGCTCAATGGCACGGGCAACCCCTTCCGCATACGCGATGGGGTCGTCGATCTGTGCCAGCAACGCCGCCATGGTTCTCTCAACCTGCGCCATCGTGCCGACGGTATCCGCAAGACGCTTCTCAAGGTTTGTCCGGTACTCGCACTCGGGCAGGTCTTTGAGAATATGCTCAAAGTTGATGCGGTCAAAGTCGTAGTGGAAATACTCCACCTCGCGCCCGTAGATCGCATCGGCGAGGGTGTCGTATTTGTATGAGGAGGGAAGTTGTGAGTAGATCATGTTATGTCTGTTGATTAAATCGAAGAAAACGCTACACCAAATCCACTACCAGTCGGCAACGTTGCAGGGTCAGTAAACTTTGTACCAAATCCTGCACTACTCCATGGATATGCACTGATGTTTGGTGAGCCAAAATGAGCGACAGCCAGTTCCGTTCCGCTTGGAGAGAAGGCTACACCAGCGCCAGTACTAGTAGGCAGGGTTGCCGGGTTAGCATACTTTGTGCCAAATCCTGCACTGCTCCATGGATATACACTAATAAATGGGCTGATTTCGTGGCCGACCGCTAGGTCTGCCCCGGAAGGAGAGAAAGCTACAGCACGACCATTACCGGTAGGCAGTGTTGCAGGGTTTGTAAACTTTGTTCCAAACCCTGACCCACTCCACGGATATGCTGTGACGTATGGGGTGGAGAAGTGAGCAACAGCTAACTCTGTTCCTGCTGGCGAAAACGCGACGCCCCGCCCGTCGCTAGTAGGCTGTGTTGCAGGGTTTGTAAACTTTGTTCCAAACCCTGACCCACTCCACGCATACACCGAGACTTTAGGGCTGTTGTCGTGAGCGACAGCTAACGCTGTTCCTGCTGGCGAAAACGCTACGCCATTGCCACCACCGGTAGGCAGTGTTGCAGGGTCAGTAAACTTTGTACCAAATCCTGCACTACTCCATGGATATGCTGTGACGAAAGGGGTAAGGCTGTAATTAGTAACAGCCAACGCTGTTCCTTCTGGCGAAAACGTTATGCCCGTAGCCCCAGAAGTGGGCAGCGTTGCAGGATTCGTAAACTTTGTACCAAATCCTGCATTATTCCATGGATATGCTGTGACGAAAGGGGAGGTTTCGTGAGCAACAGCCAGTGCTGTTCCGTTTGGAGAGAAGGCTACACCACCGCCATTATTAGTAGGCAATGTGGCAGGATTACCAAACTTCAATCCAAACCCTACACTACTCCATGGATATGCTGTGACGTATGGGCTGGTGTTATGAGCAATAGCCAGAGCGCGAGTTGGGTTCGATGGAGTGGCTAGCCAGCAGAGCCACGACGTAGCCGCTACTTTTAACGCTGTCAGCGTATTGCCAGCAGGGACAACCTGAGTGCCTGTTATTAGCAGGGTGCTTCGTAGCGTATCGGTTGTGATTGCAACGCTCAACCCCCGCGCCCCACTTTCGTTTACAAACACCAGCACGGTGCCGATTGTGTAGGCGACGCTGGAGTTGGCGGGGATCGTAAATACCCGTGCCGCCGTATCTGACGCTGGGTGGAATATCTGATACCCCGCGTCAGCAAGGACGAGGGTGTAGTCTACGGATTGAATAGACTGCGGATAGTTGACAACAGAAGAAGCGCCTACCACCGGCTGTCCACTTGCTTTGGTATAGCTGCTACAATACACCGTCGTCCCGTCGCTTTCGTACACCGCTCGGTCATTTGCTGCGGTAGTGATGTTCGCCGCACCCGGCAAGTTGTTCGTTGTGGCGTTGTGGGTGAGGGTCAGGATGCCGTCAAAGATGACCGTGCGGGGGCCACGGGTCAGCGTGACCGCCGTGATTGCCGTCGTGCCCGTGATGTGGACACGATTGCCCGTGGCGGTGTTTAGGTTAATGGTCGCGGCGGACGCGATGGCTGTGCCGGTAGCCCACTCTTGCGCGGCGGTAAACGTGTTTGCGCCAAGAACCGCATTGCCGCCAGCCGTTAAACTGGCCGCTGTTCCCGTCAGGCCCGTTCCTGCTCCCGTGAAGGAGCTTGCGGTAACCGTTCCCGTCACACCAAGAGACGTAAGCGTTCCCACGCTGGTCAGCGAGGACGCAAGTACGTTAGAGGCCAGCGTAGCACCAGTCAGCGTACTGGCATCTGCCGCTCCAGCAGGAAGCGTAATGTTAGCGGTACCATCAAACGCCACACCGTTGATATTGCGCGCCGTCTGCAACGCCGTTGCCGTGGCCGCGTTACCCGTGACGCTGCCTGTGATCGGGTTCGTCACCGTGAGGTTTCCAAGCGTTCCAACGCTTGTCAGTGAACTCGCCGTGACACCAGCGGCCAACGTTGCCCCAGAAAGGGTGCCTGCTGCCGCCGTCACCGTGATTGCCGCCGTACCATCAAACGTAACGCCGTTAATTGCGCGACCTGTTTGCAGGGCCGTTGCGGTTGCCGCGTTCCCGCCAACAGACGGGACATAGGCAATCTCCTCCCACGCCGTTCCCGTATCAAACCACAGATTGACATCGCCAGTGTCCGTGGTCATCCACTTCCGTCCAGCCGTGCCCGCCGCAGGACGAGCGGCTAACAGCGACGACTGCACATGGATGCCACTGTCGATGTCGTGATCGACGTAGGCACTGCGGGTAGTGTTGTCGTTGCTAAGGACGACCGTTGCGTTGAGTAGGTCGCCATTGACCGGACTGGTAAAGGCGGCAACGCCATGCTGACCGATTGTTTGCGCCACTAGCGCCTCCCAAGGGCAAAAGTTTCTAACTGGAAGCGGCCAAAGATAGGGATCGTTTGACCCGCGTCGATAATAGATACGTCGATGTAGTACCCCGTGCCGCTCATTTGCACACGGTAGTTGCTGCTGTTGGCGCTACCCCACAGCCCGTATCCCCAGATACCAGTGCCCCATCGACTTGAGACGAAGGTGGTCGGCAGGGTATAGGTGTCCGTGGTGGAGTCTGTCACCCACTTGATGATGGTTGACGAAGAGCTGTCGAGCGATGCCGTGATGTACCCAAAGCGGAGCGACTTTGCCAACGCATCGTCCCCACAATACATCCGGTGCATCTGGATGGTCATGGTATACGGAGTCCCACCCGTGCCATTAGACAGTTGGTTATCAACGACCACCCCCGTCTCATCGCAGGTTGTGACATACCCATCCTCATCACCCCGAAGCAGGGCAGGCAGTCCATCCGAATCAATGCTGTCAAACAGGGTGGTCGTGGCAGGGTCCAAGAACCCAGACTCCCACGGCCCAGACCATGCCCGAAGCACCGTGTGATAGACGTACACGCCATACGCGGGCACGTTGATCCACAACTCACGGGTCGCACGGTTGAACGTTGCGCTGATGTTTGCCACCTGTGCCGAGGTCAGATTCCGAATGACCGGCAAGAGGGGGTCAGGCGTGTCTACCGTACCGACTGCCGACACTTCTGATTCGTTGCAGGAGTACAGCCCCCGTTCAGACACGAAGAACCCGAGATTGCCAATGCTGACAATGGAGCGTGGAGCAATGGTGCCAACGTCTGCGGTCAAACCCTGCGGGGCGACGGTGATGTCGTCCTGCCCGTAGCCTGTCAAACGGCTAATACCGCGACGGTGAAAGATTAGCAACGAGGTGTTGACTGAGGCCACCCCAACGACCGTTTCATCGGAGAAAGTGCGGACGACAATCTGCCCACCACCCGCTGCGCCGTTGGCAAGTGTGTCGCCGTTGTTCAGCGCCGAATAGAAAATCGAGTCGGGGTAGGTAGCGTTGCCGCATCCCCACAACCGCTGGTTATGGACCGCAAGATTGGTAACATCAAGGGTGCCGACGATGTTAGTCGTCAACGTGGTGCCGTTCCACACGTTCAGCAGGCCGCCGTCCGCGATGTAGACCACATCTGCCGTGGCATCACGGAACTGCACAAACGACGGAGTGACCGTCGTAGACAATGCACCAGTACGGGCGGTCCATGTCCACGGGTAGGTAGACAAATAGGTGGACGTATGCAGCAGCCCGTTGCAGACAATCATCAACTCTTGCGTCCCACCATCCTTCCGCCATGTGTATCCGTTCAGGACACTGGCCGCAGCAATGGGAGAGGCGGTGGTCCGCTTCGTCCCACCCCGCTTCGTGACGGCCCCATAGTCTGTCAGCCGCGCATTGTCCGCCCTTCGCATCTGGTTGGGCAGCACACTCGCGTCATCCGACACGCTATTCAGCCCCCCATCAAACTTGGGCTGCTGGTCTACGACCTTCTCACGGCCTGCCATTAACCGCCACTCCAGTCATACTTCACATCTGGATAGGCCATCATCGTCGGGTTGATCGTCATGCGACGAATGTCGTCGAGGAGCGACTTGCGGTCATCGTCGGCCATCGCCTTCAGGTTGGCTGCTGCCGCCGCTTCCGTGCCACCTTTGAGGAGGAGGAGAGCAGCCGCCTGCCACACCAACACCAGATGCGCGTTGGCAGGATAGTCGATGATACTGGCATCACCCACCAGATCAGCAATCGCCGTGGGCTTGTAGTTCACGCCGACATACAGCCCCAGCGCCGACGACACGGGCAACGCCTGTACCGCCTGCCCCGCGATGTAATACAGACGGGGGTAGGTCGGCAGGTAATTACTCGTCGTCGCCAACGGCACATCTTGATACCGTGTCTGCCCATACAGCACGTTGCCGTCGCTGACGGATAGGATGCGGTAGAAGTTCTGCGCCGTGTCGCCAGACCCGCTGTTCAGCGTGGTAAACGCGAACTGGCCGCTGGCGTCCGTGGTCACCTGACGGATCGCAAACCGATAGTATGGCGCAGCGTTCAGGATGTTCGACCACTCGCTGTCAAAGACGTTGTTCAGCACCAGCTTAATCGTGGCGTCTGACCACCGTGTCGAGCCAACCGCATCCATGTACTCGCGGGTGTCGGTAACCAACTGTCCGAGGG